TTAGTACCAACTGTATTCTCTAGTAATGATCCTGCAATAGCACCACCCGCTAGAGAGTTGTTTAGTGTTAGTTGCTGACTAGCACCCGCGTCGATTGCTACAACTTTGATTGAGTTACCTACAGCACCGATAGATCTAGAAGCATAGTCCCATGCCTGAGTTCCATCGTAGTAGTTACCTTCGTAATCTTCTACGCTATTAATTGTAAGTGATACTCCACCTTTATTAGCAGTCTTAAGTGACGCACCACTAGCACGTACTACATCAAGCACTCCACCGTATGCGAGGAATGAACTTGCTGCGAACCATGTTTCATAGTTGCTGTCAGTTGGTTCACCGAATGTAGATAGTAATTCTGATTCACTGTTGACTCTAACTGGTTTATTAACAGGTCCTTTAGTGAAGGCACCCGCTATTGCTCCAACGTTAACTTCTACGGTTTCAATGTTTCCGAGGGTTGCATCCCTCTCTTGAATTACCACTCCTGGTGAGAGAAGTGTGCTAGCCATGCTTGGTACTCCTAATGAATAATTTCAATTTGTCTAAAAATATTTAGGGAAAGTAGCTTTTCTACCGATACTCCCACATAAATGATCTGTCACCATACTCGTCTGTGTTCCATTTTGAAGTCTCCCTGTCACTACCGTCCATCTCAAGTGACCAGACATCTCCTTTCTCATCTACCACAACTTCTTCATCATCTACACCGTTGAGAATGAAACCAAATGGTGCCATATCTTGTTCTATCTGATTCTTTTGCTCCTCATATATCCTCCGTCTTATGTCCTGATCAGTCAGTTCCTTGAAATATTCCTGTTGTACCAACCATGCAAAGATGACAAGACACATCACAAGGTCATCATTATATCCCTCGTCTGCCTCAAATGATTGCTTGTTTTGTATGAATGTAGTCAGCTCAGATACAATGTTATAGTCGTTTACAATTAGTTTGTCATCCTCTATCAGCGTCTTGAGGTTTGAGCATCCCTGTGCTTTCACAGTTTTACTCATCTTGACACCCATCTGTGTCTTACCTCCGCTAAATCCTGTACCAACTATCTGTCCAGCTCTACCACGCATAGCACACATGAGTACATTCTCATACTCCACATCATAATGGAGCTGTGATGCGACTGCCTCTCCTAGATCATTCACCTCTATCAAAACATATGCCATATTGTATATCTTTGCTACGTCTGCTATGACATTAGGTAGTAACATAGGTCTAATATCATGGTCTCTATACTTTGCTACTAACTTCCATGGAGCTTGTGATATGTCTATCACGCAGAAAGCACTATAATCCTGTGCTAAACCCCGCGATATATCGCATGTAATTATATAATCTCTTTCAGGTATAGGATTTTCATACACATCTAGCGATCCATTTGACTTAATTGGATCATCATATGTCAGTGTGCGTAACTTACTAGCAGTTATGAGTGTGTCAACAGACCCTAAGAACTCACAGTCAAACTCTTGAGTGAACTGTCTGACTGATGTGTTGGCAATAGTAGTTTCTTTCCAAGCAGCATCCCTACCTGGTACTTTTGACCAGTGTACTTCAGTCCAAATGTATCCGTTCCTACCTTTCTGTGCGTCAACCCACAACTTATAGAAGTGATTCATTCCATTTGGCGTGGAAATAATGATGACTTTTGTGGATTTACCAGAAGTAATAGTAGGATAAACGGAACTAAAGAATTGCTCCGCAATATGGTTAGGTATAAACGCAAACTCATCGAGGAAGATGATGTTGAACGACATACCTCGAACAGCAGATGCTGAAGTAGATGCAGCGAGAATCTTTGATCCATTTTCTAACTCCATGCTACCCTTGTTCCATGCTATGATTCCCTGTTGCATCCAGAGTGGGAGTTGTTCATAGGCAAGTTGTAGTCTTCCGAGTAGATCTCTAGCAGTGGATAGCTTGTTTGCTAGGATACCTATATTCACATTGTCATTGAACAATGCATAATGTAAAAGGTAAGACACACACGTAGTGGACTTACCAGTCTGTCTAGGAAGTTTTGCTATATTAAACCTGTTCTCGTGAAAGTTCTTAATCAGTTCCTGTTGAAAGTCCCACATCTTGAATGGAACTATACCCTCATCAAGAGATATAATCTTGATGTAATTCATAGCAAAGTAGACAGGATCGTCTTTGCATTTTAGGTATTCTTGGATCTGGTCTTGAGTAAATTCAATTTCAGTTCCAACCTTTTTAAGGTTGGGGTTACCAAGATAGAAGTCTTGGGCTGATGACATTATGAGGAAGCTCTATAAGTAAAGTCTAGGAATAACGCAGCGGTACCAATCGCACAGTTTCCTGCGGTGATGACACTTGATCTCTTATAATCAGCGTTACGTATCTGGAGTACCATCCACTGATTCTGAGATCCTGCATGTGCTACTACCATATCTTTACTGTCGTCTAGGAATATTGCTTGTCCTGTGTTCAAGAAGTGTGTGGATGATGTATCCATTACTACTGTCTGTACTGGTGCGTCACTATGTGATAGTGCGGGTTGGAATGGAATTGGGAACTTAAGAACACCACCAATCAATGATGCGTCTTGAATGTTAACTGTAACCTTAGCATGTACATGTACCATTCTACCTACCTTAGTGTAGTAACCAGTAGATGTAGTTGTCATACCAGCTCTGATTGTTGACTGGAACTCTGGTGTAGCATCATAGAAACCTTCTTCATAGTGATCAAGAATCTGATATGTCTTGCCAGGTAATGATGTCTGGTTACTAAAGTCAATACCTTTATCTTGCTGTAACTTATAGTGACCTGACTCAGTAATTCTTGCGGCTTCAGATAGTGTACCAGATTGTACGGTAAAGAACTTAAGTGCTCCGTTCTCTGCTAGGTTTGATGTACCAGTAACCTCAGCAAAGATACCTGCATAGGTAACGTTAGCATCATCATTAGCATTTCTACCTCTGAAGTCAATTCTACCTGGCTGATGTCCAATACCGATAGTACCTGACTTGTATAATACAAGGTCAGGAGCAGTAGTAGAACTGTTAGTTGTGTTCTCAATAATGATCTGGTCAGTTGTGTCACTACCTTTGACGTGTAACTGTCCTGCGGGTTCCTCTATATTAAGACCGACTAGACCACCACGTAGTGTCATAGTCTTGACTTCTGATCCTGCGTCTATAACTGAGAAGTTCAATAGTCCTCTCTCAGATCCTTCGGTATCAAAGTGTATCTTGGATTGTATCTTACCAAACTCTACGTCAGCACCGTTACTTGTATTTCTACCGTGGAACTTAACAGCACCAAGTAAGTCATTAGTAGCCGCACTAGCACTGTCTCTCTGAATAATAAGATCAGGACCTGCGTTCTCTGATGCATCATCTAACTCTACTGTGAGTGATGCACCAATCACCTTAGTTGTAGCAGCAGTCAGTTTGATGTAACTAGACTCAAGACATAAGTTTGTGTCACCTACTTCTAGGTTAGGTGTACCGTTATTATTTGCGTCAACTTCAAATACTAATTTGCTTCCTTCTGTATTTCTCTTTCTAAATCCAAAAGCTGCTATCTTAGAACCACCATTGTTTCTAAAGTCAATGTGTCCTAGGTCATTACCATCAGCAACAATACTATCAGAGGTAAAGTCAATACCACTGTGCTTAAATGTGATGTTAGCAACTGTGTCTACTGTACCTACGTTGTCAGTGTTCTGTATAAGTAGGTTTCTTGTACCACTAGCACCAATAGTTACCTCACCAAAGGTAACGTCAGAGTTAGTAGCAACTGCCTGACCTATAGCAATTACACCTGATGCGGAGTTATAAGATACACCTGTACCACCACTTAGATGTTGTCTGGTCTCTAGAGGACTAGGACCTGTGTATGTTATAACGCCAGTTCCACTGTCATATGACATAGATCCGTCACCACCTAAGTCAGTGACTGATACATGTGCTCTTACTTCAGCAGCACTAGGACCTGTGTATGTGAATACACCAGTGCTATTATCAAATGCTAGACTACCATCTCCTCCTGCGTCTGTTACTGATACAGCAGCTCTTGCTCTACTATTAGTAAAGTATAAATCTGTTGATCCTTCTACAACATCATCAGTTGTAAATTCTGTAAAGTCTACAGATAATGTAAGTGAGTCGGAAGCATCATCATATTGTTTGTTTATACCATTACCACCTGTAAGTAAAACTGCTACTCTGTCATCTACTCTCTCATTAGTATAGAATAAGTTTGTTGGTGTGGATTGTGCTTCTTGAATATCATCTAGATCTAATGTGATGTCAGCACCACCATTAAATGATACACCGTTTATATTTCTTGCTGTCTGTAATGTTGTTGCTGTGGTTGCGTTACCAACTAAAGCTGCTGTTACTTGATTAAATTCTACATCATCAGTTGTACCAACTGCCTGTCCTATGTTAACTATTCCAGATGTGAGCGTAACTCCTGTCCCTCCCGAAAAATGTGCTCTAACTTCTGAGGGGCTAGGACCAGTATAGGTAATAACACCTGTGCCTGAGTCGTAACCGAGGGCACCATCACCTCCAGAGTCCGTGATAGAAATCGCAGATCTCGCTCTAGTGTTTGTGAAGTACACATTCGTGGGTGTCCCTGATTCCTGAACGTTGTCTGTAACCAGTGTGATATCCGATCCACCATCGAATGAAACGCCTGAGATATTTCTAGCAGTCTGTAAATTACTTGCAGTATCAGCATTACCAGTAAGTGCTCCTGTTATAGATGTGATGTTAGCAGAGTCACCATATATGTTCTGCCAACGTATTAGGTTGCTACCTAAGTCATAGGTACTATCAGCACTTGGAAATACATTCTGATTGAATGTCCAAGCATCATTAGTATTTGACCATAGCATGCTATAGTCTGATGCTCCTTTCAAGATTATACCACCACCATCGGCTGTACTATCTGTAGGTGAAGCAACTGTACCTAGTTCTAAATTTTTATCATCTACTTGAACGGTAGTAGAATTGACCGTAGTTGTTGTCCCATTAACTGTCAAGTCACCTGTGACTGTCAAGTCATTAGGCATTGTGACATCAGTTGGGAAAGCAAATTGTATATTATTATCGTCTATACGTGAACAAATTATTTGCTGTGAGTTACCTTTAAATGTAATATCATCTATAACAGAGTAAGAAGATGTCAATCTAAATGTAACATCAGGAGATGTAGCTGCGATAGCACGGATATCATATTCTGTACCAATCGTTGATCCACCACCACCAACGTCAAAGTTTCTGACGACACCATCAGTACCCTTCAACTTCATGGTCAAAACGCTATTAGAAGTTGCTTCTAATACTACGTCACCATTTTGTGATGGTTGTATACTGGATGGGGGTCTGAGCAGATTGTTATCCTGTTCAGGTAATCTACGAATCGTCAGTGACATTATAACTGTTTAACTACTTGTACTATGGGTATTTAGCGTATACCAATCACGTGCTTCTGACTCTTTGTCAAAGAACATCGTGACTCCATGATCATAGGCAACCCATTTGTCTATGATGTAATCCCAGTGTGGGGGTTCTTGGCAGTGTGTAGAAAGATATTCCCTATAAAACTCAGGGTTCTCTCTCATATCTTCCTCAAAGTCCATCTGGGCTGTGAGGCGATCCTCTGGTACTTCAGACATGGCAATAATTGATGCTAATATATTTAGCACACTTTCCAGAATAAATTTCCTGCTACAGTAATTCTTTCTTTGTCTGTGGAATGATAAGGATACACTGCGTGATTAGTAGGAGATGGAAACATAAGTACCTGTCCATTCCATGATCTATCCACGTTGATAAGTCTATCCTCTAGTTGGAATCCACCATCACTAGCAAAGTCTTTCCGTTCTTCCACACCGTATGGTATGTCTACAAAAATAACAAAACTTACCACACCATGATGGCAGTGGTAAGGATTGTATTGACCAGGTTTCTGATAGTTTACCCATAGTTCGCGGAGATCCAAATAGTTTGGATTGAAGTCTCCTTTATATGGGCATGTCTGAAAGAATGTGTGCCAGATATTCTGTGAAGTATGGACGAGATAATCTTCCAACCCCTCAGTAGGAACGAGAGATGACTGTTGATTCAAAGCACCAACTAATTTATTATTATAGTCCCAGTCTTCGTCTTTCCTTCTTTCTATACAAGCATCTTTTAACTTGTTAAAAAGGGAAGGGGGGATATGTTCGTGCCAGATTTTGCTCATCACAAGAATATTGTTCTAGGTAGTCTTCTAACTTACGTATAAGTTTGACACTACATTTATCTGTTGTGCGACACATGTCTAGTAATTCTAGTATGTCGCTTTCTCTGAACTGCATTAGAAATAATCAATAGCGAATAGCATAGGTAGGTCGTTAGAACGACTTGCTTCTACATATGATACTATTCTAGCACCAGGATATATCTTGCCAGCTTGTTTCTGGATATCCTGACGTTGTGGTTTCTGAAGCTTCGGAAAGAATATTTGTACACGGTAGGGTCTACCACGCCAAACCAACTCGACGTAATAGTATTTACCATACTCATTCAGTCTCGATGCTTCTGTAATCATTATGATACAACGACTTGAACCTCTGTACAGTGGACTGTTGCTCCACTAGCAGTCTTAGGCATTATAGCATACTTCATAGAGTTACGCACTTCAGCAGTTCCTGAGAACGCAGCGAAACCAGATCCATCTGTACCACCGATTGTGAATGTGGTAGGTGTAGCAGCAGTTACCTCAACGTGAGATAAATTATATGCTCCAACAGATGAACCAGTTGTTGTAACGTAGTCTCCTACCTTAATCTGATTATGATTTCCACCTGATCTTTCTATCGTGAATACTACTGGGTTAGCAGCAGTGGCACCTGTGATACCCATACGCACTGGGCTATCACCTTTAACGATGACTGATTCGCCTTTCTCTACATATAAACTTGAGTTAGTGGCATTGGCAGCTCCACCTAGCTGTATGGCAGCACCGCCCTTTGCGACTTCAGCAGCGAAGCGATAGATACCTGTCTTCACAGATAGTGCT